TCCTTCAATCAGGGTTGCGGGCCGCCGGGCCGGTGGGCGGCGTCGCTGCTAACGCCGTCGGAACCGGAATGTCTGCCGGGTTTGGCGCGGGCCTTATGGGGCTTGTCGGCGGTATGGTTGCCCTCGGGGTGGGGCAAATTGTCAGCTCAGTTAAAGAGCATATTGATCAGGCAGAGCAAAACGATATCGCCTATGATCGCTTAAAACGGACTTTGGGTGATGTAAACGTCTCGTTTGAAGGACTGAAAACACTAATACAGGACAATGCCAATAATCTTGGGGTTACGTTTGACGAGGCGGGGAAATTAGGCCAAGCATTTACAAAACTGTCCAATTTATCGGATGAACAATACAAACAGCTCGGCTCTGAACTGTCGACCAGTGTTGGTTTTGCCCGCGGCTTCGGATTAGACCCAGAACAATCAACCAGCGTTTTTGGTTCGCTGCGCGGTGCGCGCGTCACGGGTAATGACCAAGATACACGTCGCATGGCGATCCTGATTGGGGAAACCATTGGTAAGTCAGGCGCGTTCGCCAAAGCCGACGAGGTTATGGAGGCCATCGGTAATTTTGCCGTGACTCAAACCCGCTATTCCATGAGCAAACCGAATGTTCTGGGCTATACCGGTGAATATTCGGCCCTTGTCGGCTCGGGAATGCCCGGCCTAGACCCCGCCGGAACCAGTAGCCTGCTTAACCGCATCAATTCCTCGTTGACGAATGGGGGTGCCCACGGTGAGGCCAGTCAGTTCTTTACTGCCATGGTATCTAATCGGATGGGACTAGACCCGATTCAATCTGCCATCATGCGCGAGGGTGGCGCGTTTGCGACCGATGACCAGATGTTTGGCAAAGGCAGCGCGGCTGCGCGATATGGCATTAAGGGCCCGAGAGGAAATAAAACATTTCTTCAGGAAACGCTATCGACCCTACGCGACAAATATAAAAATCCTGAATTGCTGGCGATGGCCACTTCACAGCATCTGGGGATCGGTATCAATCAGGCGATGGCTTTGCTTGATGTTAGCCCAAATAAAATGGGTGACATTCAGACTGGTCTAGCCAGCGCGGGGGTGGATATGTCCTCGCTGAATTCTGCCGGAATCGAAAGTCTGGCGAAGGTCTATACCGGCTCAAATAGTGATCGACAGGGCGTGGCCCAGAGCCTATATGGCCGCACCGGTGATCAGGCCCTCACATCTACAGAGTCTGACCGGCTGCGCACTGTCATGGCGGGTAATGACGTCGATGCGCAGAAGAAAATGCTCACTGAGCTGATCTCTACGCGCGACCAGGAGAAAACCCAGGGTTCAGATATCCGCGACAGTAAAAATATTCTGGAAAACATAAAAACAGCAGTCGCAGACAAACTGATCCCCCTCGTTACAGAAATGCGTCACGGCATCATGTCAATTGCAGGCGTTGGCAAAAATGGGATGACCCCGCAAAAAATCGAGGAACAGGTTATCCGGGCTGAATGGAACGGCAAGGGAGACGCGATAAAGCAGCGGTATAAAGCACAGATTGACGAGCAAACCGATAGGCTAGACGTTGCTCGGGCTAACACCTCAGGTATTCCTACCGCAGATGAAGCAAAATTACCTCGCGACCAGCAGCTCAAGGCTGTGACAGCCCGCCAGGCAAAAGCATTGCAGGAAATGAAGGCTGCGCAGGCTGAGATCGACCGGCTAAACGGTCTACAAGATAACGAGTTGGCAGCTAATACAGCGCAGGAAGATACGGCAGTCGACAGTATGTATACCGGCAGTGGCACCCCCGGAGCTGCCCCGGCTAATTGGCGGCCTGGCGTTACCCCCGTCGGACGTATCAGTGACATCAAAGACCCGAAGAAACAGGCTCAGGTTGCATCGTTCCTTGAGGCCATTTCCGCATCGGAGGGGGCCAATTATAACTCGATAGTCGGCGGTGGGCATTTTGATGATTTTAAAGACCATCCCAATATTCGGGGCTTAAGTACTGCTGACGGTCCTAGTGCGGCAGCTGGTCGTTATCAATTCGTCCCTGAAACCTGGGATAGAGTAAAACGTAAAATTGGGCTGAAAAATTTTGGCCCTGAGTCACAAGACCGGGCCGCGATTGAGTTGCTCAAAGAAGCGGGGGCCCTGGAAGATATCGAAAATGGTGATATCGATAAGGCTCTATCAAAACTCGGCGCAATCTGGCAGGGGCTGCCTACTGGTACAAGTAAAAATCAGGGGCACCGAAGCAAGGCATATTTCACGGCGCAATATAACGAAGCCCTCAAGCGGAATTCGGCACAACTCCCCGCCGATAATAATGGCTCAGGAAATAATCAGAGCGGCGGGAAGGGCACCGTAGATGTCAATATTCATCACCTGGATGCGTCGGGCAAACCGATTGCCCCAACGCAGACTTTGAAAACGACACTTTCCGCGCCAACGCCGTCTGGGGTGGGGGGATAATCATGCCGAGCTATAAGGATGCATCCCCACAGCTACAGGTTCGGCTGTACAAAACCATCAGTCGAAAGACGGTAGATGGACAGGCCGCGGTATCGGCAAGATACGCCGGCCGTGATGCTTTTATTGACCTGACGCCATATTTGGGCGACGGATCAAACGTCACTACCAGAAAATCCGTCCGTGAGCCATCTGGCGCATTTTCCATCGTGTTCGCTGATAAGCCGCTGTCATCAGTGGTTTCGTCTAATGGCCCCACCATCTCAGCCGCAGCGTTAGAAACAATTTATGGCCTCGTCGAGTCGATGGATGTTATTGAAATCCGCATGTGGGGCGGAGTAGGGCCGCAACCCGCAATCATCCCGATAAAAATGCGCGGATTTGTTTCAGAGGTTACGCGGTCACAGAGCATGGGTAACGATAGCCGGCCCGTGCGTACCGTTGTCATTAGTGGACAGGATTACGGTAAAATCTGGCAAACCTACCAGATATTGTCTCTGCCCGCCTATGCCGGCGGCGCGCCGTTGCTGACAAATTTCAACATGTGGGAAATGTTTGGCATTACCGCGCAGAATACGATGAGTTCTGCTGATTTTGTCAGCGTCATGATCAACAAAATCATCAACCCCCATATTGCCGCCTTCATGCCCCCTCAGACACCGATGCCCACCGGCCTGAAGATAGACGCCACTGTATCTCACGGCGTGGTCAATAACAGCTACCAGAATGCCCAAGGGTCTATTTATGACATGCTCAAGCTGTATGGGGATATCGGCATATGGAATGAGATTTTCACGCAAGACCGGGAGGATGGTGTTTATGTGGTTTATCGCCCGACACCCGCGCTTTATATCACTAAGCCCGCGAATGCCACTACTCGCAAGATCCAACCGGATGCACCAGATCCGATTTATGTAACGATAGCCGAAGAGGATATCCAAAGCATTACGGCAACCCGATCGGACGCGAATATCGCCAATTTTTTTTGGGTCAACAACCAACGGTTTGACCTGATAGACGATGTTTATCGAAAACTGTTCGCATTGAGCGCGTCCGACCAAACCGTAAATTTAACGGAATATGCCAACTCTTCCTCGGAATATTACGGCGTCAGGGCCATGTACGGCGAAACCCAGCAAGGGGACGACGGCGTAACCAGTATGACCTCTGGTCTTAACGCTACTGAGCAAAATGCCCGTAGCGGGCAATTTACCGCTTGGCTTGATAATCGTCGTGCCATCATGGTAGCGATGAACAAAGACAACGTCGTTTATGAAAGCGGGACAGCAAATATCAAAGGGGGTCTGATGCGACCTGCTGCCAATAATGGTACCGCTGAGCATATGCAGGCCGGCGATTATGCCCGTTTTGATATGGGTAATATCGAATACGAGGCTTATATAGTGGAAATAACCGATGAATATGCCCCGTATCAGGGTTACCGCGCCAACATCACGTTTGAACGTGGGACCGGGTTCATAACTCGATCTCAAATGGGCGCAGGCGTTAATAGCCCGTGGCTGGCAGAGCAAGCGACAAAAACCGGGAATCCGTTCGGGAAAATATCATGAGAAAAGGCATTGTTGTTGCAACGCATCCCGAGGACGTATCTGTCGACATGGTTATGGTTGACGACGGCAGCCGATTATCTGGCGTCCAGTTATTATCAAAGTCGGCCAGCACGCGGTCTGGATCAATCGATTTACCCGCCGTACCCGCGAAACAAAATAAATGGGATATTACTCAGTTGACCGGTCAGGATATTCTGGCCGTGATCGACATGGTTGGCCGTACCCCGATGGTCGTGGGATTTCAGTACCCCCAAATCAATCAGATGCTATTCGCTGACCCCCTTTTGAAATTCGAGCGTCACCAATCTGATGTCATATCGTATACCGATGGTGATGGCAATTTCGGCATTATTCACCCCAGCGGCGCATTTGTTCAAGTCGGGGAAAACACTACGGCGCCGCAATTTGCAGGTAAAAACGTCGACGGGACACTTCTTGTCGATAGAAATACCGATAAGGCTGTCTCAGTCACAATTAGCCTGGGGGGGCAAGCCGTGGTCGTCCATCTCAACCCTAACGGTACGGGTGATGTTACGCTGACAAATGCGCTGGCGATAACCGCGCCAGATATCAATTTTAAAGCCACTAATCAGATGACGTTCGACACGCCAAAAGCGCATTTCACTGGTGAAATCGATAGCGATGGTGATCAGGTAGCTGAAGGCATAAGCCAGGTAAACCACGGCCACACCAAAGTTAAAGAAGGTGATGACATATCTGGGCCGCCGGCAGCGGCGTGATGGAAAACTCATAAAATGACTACATACCCAGCTCCAACTGATCAGCGCGCAGGCGTCAGGCCAATATCGTTTTTACTTCAGACCCAAGATGGATCGGGCTCACTGCTTACGTTAAAAATCCGGCCCGAAGATTTGACCCGGACGGAACCTTCTCGCGTAGCCGTGACGCAGACGCTTGGGCGCCAGGTGCAAGGATGGGTCGATAGTTTTGGCGGGGGCCTGCCAACCGTTACGATTGCCGGCACAACCGGGTGGCGCGCAGGCGGAGTGAGCGGAGAGGATGGCGCTGACGCATTCGAATCCCTGAATACGCTTATCCAGCACGATTATCATGATGCGCGACAGTCAGCTATCGATGCAGGGATCGACCCCGCCACGATCAAACTGCTGTTCATCGATACGCTGGATAATTTTATTTACAGTGTATCGCCTTCGCAGTTCATTTTACGCCGCAGCAAATCTCGGCCGTTGTTATATCAGTACAATATCAATTTGCAGGCTATCGATACTGACCCTGATGCTGTTTCGGCTGACTCACCGTTTAGCGGGGATTTCTCAACCGGCTTAACCGCGTTGGATAATGCCCTCACGTCCCTGGATGGCTATCTGAACAGCATTAATGGACTCATTACTACGGCTGAGGATGAGGTCGAGTCGGTAGTGGCGCCCGTTGCCGACGCCGTCTCTGAATTTGCCGACATGAGTTATGACGTGCTTTCCTCTGTGCAGTCCGTTATTGCGACAGGTGAATCTGCTATAGGCAGCGTGGCTGGTACGCTTATTGGCATCGCGGGAGATGTCGCGCTCACAGGCATGAATGTTTTTCGTACCTTCGCCGCAGTGGCGGGGATCGGCGACTTTGAACAAAGTCAGCTTTCGATGGTTGCCAGCACTTATTGCGAGCTTTACTGCATTTTCAATAACTCGCTAAAAGCTGCTGAAACATACGAGGATTACTCCGACGTTTTTGGCGCGTCAAACTGCTCATCCACGACTGGCGGGGAGCCCGCGAGCATTTATGCCGGGTCAAATGTATTTGACCTGCTCCAAGCAGCCGCCTCCCCTGTGACAATAACATCCGCAGCAGCAGAAAGCCTGTCCACGTTGGCTGGTTACGATCCTGTGCTTGCCGCGCTTAGCATCCCGGAAATAAGCCGTAATCTGTCAATCATAACTCAGGGGATAAGTTTAAATGTCTGAATATTTGACAGATTTCGAAAAGGCAATGCCAAGTTATCGCTTGGCAAAAACACACCATAGCGATACGTTGCAGATGGTGGCATACCGCGAACTCGGAGACGCTAATCGTTGGATCGAGCTGATCTGGATGAACAATCTGAGCGATCCGTATCTCACGGATGACGTCAACCTGGTATCCAGCTCTGTACTCCTGACCGGGTCGCTTATCCGCGTCCCCGCGGCTGCCGGCGTTACTTCGACAACGCAGGAAACGGGACAGGTATTTGAACGCGACGTGGCCCTTGTTAACCGACGCCTGGCGGTGGATGACACCGGCGATATCATGACGGTCAGCGGTATAGATAATTTATCCGAGCAATTGGGTAAGAGACTGGACACGCCCAAAGGGCAGCTTATCCGGCACCCTAAATATGGATGCCGGTTGCATGAGTTGCTGGGCAAAGTGACCGGGCCTGCGGCGGATTTATTGGGCGCGCAATACGTTAAATCATCGCTGAAAGCAGATTACCGGATATCGTCAGTGACCAGCGTTACCGGGACTTCTGCCGGGGATAGTATTTCTGTTGTCGCTAACGCCATGGCCATCGACGGGAATACAGTCGACACTACTGCCTCAACATCATCGCCGAGCGGTAGCGCCTAAATCGAGTCGTGATGCGACATTGCCCACAATATAAATCAGCACGGTGGGCTTTGCCTTGGCGTTCCAGCTTAAAAGTTTTGTCGCTATTTCGGCATCGATGCTCAACTATGTGCGCGGCGTAACGACAAAAATCACTGACCTCATCCCCGGGTCTACGGCCCGCACACTGATCGAGGCGCCGGCTAATGAGCTAGAGCAATTTTATATTCAGGTTTTTAATGGACTGAAAGAGGCCATCCCTACTGCCGTTTTCAAAACGTTTAAATTTACGCAGTTGGCCGCGGCTTATGCCACTGATGTAGTAACGATCACCGCGCCAGTCGCATTATTGGCGGCCATACCCATTGCCGATCAGACGCCATTTACGTCTGCTGATGGCCGAGTTTACTACTCGACCGAAGCGCTGACATGGGCCGCGGGAACAACCTCAATAGCTTTTCCCGTCATCGCAGCAGCCTCTGGATCTGCTTATAACATCGCCGCAGGGGCGATTAACTCGTCAACCTCATTTGACGATGGCACTTACACGATCAGCAACGCGGGCACCACCTCCGGCCGTGATACGGAGACGGATAGCGAGCGCCTTACTCGGTTTTCGGACTACATAGCTGCGCTATCACGCGGTACTGATGATGCGCTGCTCTACGGCATCGGGACGGCCACTCTTGCTGACTCAACCGGCGATATCACCGAGTATGTAACCCGTTCAGGCATTGACAGTTCTCTCGCTGGATTCGTAAAGCTCTATATTTATGGTTCATCTGGCGCGCCCTCCGGCGCCCTTGTCTCGACTGCCCAAACAATTATCGATGGTTGGATAAATCCCGATGGCTCCCGTACCCCTGGCTATCGCGCCGGCGGCGTGGGAGCAACCGTGGCCGCCATGGCGCAAGTGCCAATCAGTCTCACTATCCAAGTCTCCATGCTCGATGGCTATACCGTTGGGACATCAACGCAAACCAGCGTTACCAGTGCTTTCGCCACGCTTCTGTCAGGAATTGATACCGGAGATATCCTTTATGCTGACGCCATTGAAACAGCGGTACTCGGTGTCGCTGGCATTGAAAGTGTCGTCATTAATGTGACAGAAAATACCACCTGTGGGCAAAATCAGGTACTTGTTCCAGGCACTGTCACCGTGAGCCAATTATCATGACAATGCTGGATAGGCTTCTGCGGTGGGTCCGCTGGCGCGTACTGGATACAACCCCAGATCAGGGCGTGGCGTTTTTTATTAATAACGCTGCCGGTGTGTCTTGGTCAGTTGGCGATGAACGTCTCACCTGCGTCCTCAGCGGCACCACGTACACTTATGACCTGTCAGCCTTCACCATCACCGCCCTGGCCGCCAAAATGGCACAGGATGGCTTTCAGATCAGCGAAATAAAAAGCGAATTTGCCGCCCTGTCTGCATGCGTCCTAACTGAGGGTAGCGGCAATACGCTGACAGCGAATCGACTCTTCGCCTGGCGGGATATTTTACGGGCAGTATTCGGCGCCTATGCGCGGGAGCTGCGCGTAGCCAAAAAGTCTATCCCCCTGGCCGTTGATCAAATGGCAGTCCCTACAGCAGAGGGCGAATGGTTACAATTTCACGGTGATATCTACGGGGTAGCAAAGACAAGCCAGGCAATGACCGACGCGGCTTATCGGCTGCTTATCCCCGCCGAAGCGTTCCGCCTGCGCGTGAATGCCCGTGCCATTGAGCAAGCGGTGCTAGATATCACGGGGAAAGACATCACTATAAAAGAGCCAATGGCTAATCTTTTTTTCTTGGATAAGTCGGCTCTTTCAGGTTCCGCAAAGTTTTACGATGGGACCAGTATCGGCCCTTTCCTCATCCAGCCGGTATCCGCCACGCCAATTGACTGGACTGATGTACTAGAAGTCATCAACCGAAATAAAGCCTCCGGCGTGCTTGTGCTACCCCCTGAAGAACAGCTTATTTCGTTTATCAGCGGTGGCATTAATGGAACCGTTTTTTCTCAGCACATTGAACTCAGAAACGCCACGAATGCCCGCGTAGATTTCAACCGGCTCTCTGACGATCTCTATTTGGACGTCAATAAAATATTAAAAAGCCCGGACATGATGGCGACGGTAATGCCACTTGGATCAGCTATTAACGCTGCTGTCGTTGGATATATCGACGCGAAACACTACCCCATTCAAGACCGGTCATCCTCCGCTGTAAATACCCTCATCCCACATGTAGATAGTGCTGCGATGAGCCGGCATGACGCGACAATCTACACCTATCCTCTCGGCTCACTAACGTGGGCCCAGGCGGCTTTGTGGACTGCAAACGTGACAGGAACCATGACTTATGCCCCTGGCATTAACTCAGCACACGAAAGCATTCCGGCATGATTGGTTTACGAGTCGTGATGCTCAAATGAATTTAATAACGGAGGATTTATATGTCCATTTTGACTAATTCAGGGCGCGTAGCGATGGCTGCCGCCATCATTGCGCAGCCAATTTATCTCGCATGGGGAAACGGGGAAACCATCTGGGATACAACGCCCCCGAGCGAGAATGTAGCGACTACGGCCTTGCTGGCCGAGGTGGGACGCCGCGTTGTAACACAGGCCCAATACGTGACGCCAGATAGCGCTGGGGCCATTCAGATGACCAGTGGAAATTATGATCTTTCGACGGTACCCACTAATTACCTTTATTTTCGGACTCTGTTCAATGCTGCTGACGCGGCAGGGCAGACCATCAGGGAACTAGCGATTTTCGTTGGGACAACGCTAGATGCGGGCGTAACTGCGCCTTATGTTACGCCAAGCCAAGTTGCTACTCCTGGGCAAATGCTGCTGCTTGAATATATCACGGCAATCGCTCTTTCTTCTTCTGTGCGCCAGCAATTTGAGTTCGTGCTCGAATTCTAAAGGAATTGATAATGACGCTGTCTCTTGCGGAATATTTCGACCGTTACGATCCAACGAAAAATTATGAACAGTGGCTATTCCGTGCCGGTAATGCGCTTCAATCTGCTGAGGCCAATGAAATCCAATCACTTTTGCTGGCTAAGCTAAAAGGGATTGGAGATGCCTCGTTTACCGATGGCAATATCATAAATGGCTGTGATTGCGTAGTGAACGCGACAACCGGCGCCGTGCAAATGGCAGCGGGTTCAGCTTACGTTAGCGGCGCGATTCGTTCATTGGCAGCCAGCACTTTCACAGTATCGCTCACGGGCACAGTGACTATCGGCATTTGGCTTATATCCTCTGTTGTCACGGAAGCGCAAGATCCTACGTTGCTTGATCCCGCCACCACCACTCAAAACTATAATCAGCCAGGCGCCGGACGGCTTGAAATTGCGCCGCAGTGGGGCTTCTCAGGCGATGGTACGGTTGGTGATTTTTACCCAGTCTACTACGTTGACTCTGGTTATCTTCGTACCTCGTCATCCGCGCCATCATCTAACACGGTTAACCAAGCGATCGCGCAATACGACGTTGATAGCAACGGTTCAAACTACGTTGTGAGCGGACTGGCCGTCACCCAAATGTCTAACGACAGCTCGGGCAACCAGGTTTACAACGTCGATAGCGGCAGCGCCCGGATCAACGGGTACGCTGTAAAAAAATCAACAGCAACCCGACTGACTTATGGCCCAACGCCGGATCTTAAAGCCGTAGGGAGCGAGCCGTTTATTTCCACAAACGCCGTTTCCCAGGTCGTCAGTCTTGACGTAACGCCTTTGAACGCAGTTCAGTCCGCGATGATTACCACGCAAACGACTGAAAGCATTATCCATGGTTCGGTTGTTGGATCAGTTGACCCGCTGACTTACGGATCGGTAGTTTCTATCGTTTCCGTCACCCAGGGTTCGACAACCTACGTCCCAGGAACCGATTATCAACTGACGAGGGGTGAGGTTGATTGGTCCCCAGGGGGAGCTGAACCGTTGCCCGGTTCGACCTACACAGTCACTTACCAGCATATCATCAGTGCCACGCCGACCAACGTTACCGAAAATGGCTACACGGTTGCGGGCGCTGTTGTCGGTACGCAAATTCTTACAACGTACACCGCAATGCTGCCGCGTATTGACCGTTTATGCGTAAACAGCACCGGGGCGTTTGTTTGGATCACCGGTGTAGCGAACGAATATACTCCGATTGCGCCGGCGGTTCCGTCTGGCATGCTGGAACTGGCGCAGATTTATCAGGCGTGGACGTCGACGGGTACATACGTAACAAATGACGGCGTGCGCATGGTGAGCATGTATGAGCTGGAAAATATGCAAAACCAGATTTCCACGCTCTATAGTCTCGTCGCACAAATCAATCTCAGTTCGAATGCAATGAGCTATGAATCAGCCGCTAGTGAGGGGATCTTCACCGACGCGTTCAGCGATAACAGCAAGCGCGACGACGGCGTGCCGAACACCGCGGCGGTGGTCAGTAACGCGCTCGCATTGGCTATCAACGGCACCGCAAACTATTTGCCCAATGACGTTTTGTCCGCAACTTCTTGCGCCTGGACGCATAACCCCGTAATTTCGAATAGTTCTCGGACCAGTTCAAGCCTCATCAACCCCTATATGGCTTTCGCCGCGTTCCCAGGCACCGCGACGCTAACGCCAGCGGTCGACCGCTGGACGGGGTATGACACTGTGTGGGCAACCGCGCAAACGCAAGAATTTATCAGCTATATCTACGACCCGTATTCTGTTATCCATGGATCTACCGTCACAACCAGCGCATCAACGTCGACGGAAACGCTGGGTTCCTCTGTCACGGAAGAGGAATATCTGCGCCAAATTCCGGTGGCCTTTGCTTTGACCGGGTTTGGCTATGGCGAAACACTTTCATCTGTAAAATTTGACGGGATCTCAGTAACGCCGACTGGTAGCCTGACCGGTGATGTGAATGGTAATATTTCTGGTACATTTACCATCCCCGCCAATGTACAAGCTGGCACAAAATCCGTGGCTTTTACCGGGTCAAGGGGCGGCAATGCTACCGCTTCCTTTACTGGTCAAGGTGAGATGATCACCGTCACCGAAGAGAAAGTGACAACGATCGATACGGTTTACCTTGATCCCCTTGCTGAAACTTTCACGCTCGATAGCTCATATCAGTTATCTGGTATTGACCTGTGGTTTACCGCAGTCGGAACCACGCAGGTAAAAGTCCAAATCCGCGAAACGAGCGTAGGTTTCCCGACGCAGACTGTTTTGGCCGAGGCTGCGCTTAATCCATCGCAGATCACCGCGGGGCAGTGGACTCGCTTCGTGTTCAACTCGCCATACTATGCGACCGCTGATACCGAATACGCTATCGTTGTGATGTGTAATGACGCGACAGCAGCCGTAGCCATCGCCCAAATGGGCCAGTACGACTCTAATGCTGGCCAATATGTAACAAGCCAGCCGTATGCCGGCGTGATGTTGACGTCTTCCAACGCGAGCACCTGGTCGGCACAACAGACCGAGGATTTGACATTCCGCCTGCTGGCCCGTTCCTATAGCGCCACAACGGAAACGGTAGACCTCGGCACTTTGGCGGTCACGGGCGTAACTGATCTGATTATCTCGGCGATGACCGAGGAACCCGCCACGGGCGCAGGCGCGTCTATCCAGCTGACGATGCCTGACGGAACCATCATCAATACCACTAATGGTGGTGTAATCAACCTCAGCAGTGCGGTAACCGGCAATATCGATGTCAAGGCCATACTGACGGCGACAGCGAATGCCGGGGCAATCCTTTACCCGGGCAGCGAAATTATCACCGGAATTTTGGACCAAGCGGATGTTTATGAATCCGTGGCCGTCATCGGGAACTCTGCCGGCTGTAATATCCGCGTAATTTTCGATGCGATATTGCCGTCCGGATCGACTGCTAGCGTCTATGTAGCGTCGACCGCGACGCCGACCGTATTTACATTGGTCCCTTCTATTTCGGCAACAGTCCTCGATGCCCAGAACGGCGTTTATGAGTATCAGTTTTATCTCAGCGATTTCGTCGCCGCCCAGTTCAAATTAAAAATCAATATTGCGGGTTCTGCCAGCGCGCGGCCCTTTCTATTCAACCTTCGCTCTATCAGCACCGCGCATTAAGGATTGATGATGATTAACAATTTAACGCCGGATAACGCTCTCCCTCTGCCGAATATCGCCAACCAGCTCAGCGATGATGTTCCGCGTATCGCGGAGTCGTTGACAATGATTGACGGGCTATTGACCCCGCTGGATAACACCGGCCATTTCCCAATAGCTAATATTCCCACAGCGGCCATGCCCGTCCATACCGCCGTCGCTACCGGCACGGCCATGGTGGCGCTGATTGCTAAAGTAGGCGATACGGCGACGCGGGCCGATACCGGGTTTGACTACGTGCTGACAAGCTTGCCCGCATCAAATATCAATAACTGGAAATTACAGTCAGCATCCCCCGTTGTCAGCATTGGCGGCCAATCAGGTGCGCTGACGCTCAGTCAAATCGGTATCGGCGGTAAGGCCGGCGGTAATCTCTATGCGGCTACCGGTCAGATGGTCGCTACCGATTGGGGAAAGTTGATCGAGGTTAGCAGCGCATCCGCTTTCTCGCTGGAGACGCCCAGCATTGCTGGCGTTCTTGCCGGGTTTGGCTTTGCTCTGTTCAATACCGGCACAGCGACCGTCACACTGACCCCCTCATCCGGGGCGTTTAACGTCAAAGGGTCCACTGCAAGCACTTTCACGCTCCTGCCCGGAATGAACTGTGAGATCGTCTGGGATGGCACTAATTTTGTTGCAACAGAAAGCGACTATGCGCTGACGCCACCCCAATTCACGAATAGCCGCCAGACAGCAACTGCGGCCTTTGTACAGCAGGCGCTTGGCAATAAGGCTGGCCAATCCGCATACACAGTTACCGCAACGATGGTAACGACCGACTGGGGCAAACTCATAGAAGTCAACGGCGCAGCCGCTTTTACCTTGACGTTGCCCAGCACCGCAGGCGTTACGGCCGGTTCTGCATTGTCATTTTTCAACAGTGGCGCCAACAACGTCACCCTATCCTCTACGGCAAATATCAATCTTAAGGGGACCCCAGCGACAACATTCATCCTTATGCCCGGGATGAACTGCGATCTCATTTGGGACGGGTCTCAATTCGTTGTACAAGATGCCGACTACGGACTTGAAGCGCCCCAGTTTGATAATAGCAACCGATTTGCGACCGATTCGTTTGTACAGCGGGCTATGGGTAATCTTGCTGGAGCCAAGAGCTATACTGCAACTGCCACGATGGTAGCAACAGATTGGGGTAAGTTGGTTGAGGGCGGGAGCGCCACACCTTTCACGTTGACACTGCCAAGTATTACAGGGGTATTAGCCGGCGCATCGCTGGAATTCATAAATACGAATGCAGGGGTCATAACCCTAATTCCATCCTCTGGTATTTTTAATGTAAATGGCGTTGCTTTTACTACTTTCACCCTAGCTCAGGGCGTCTGCTGCAATATCATTTGGGATGGCGCCAATTTCATTTTAAACCAGGTCCCAAACCTGAATCAGATCCGCGCTAACCCCTGTTACTGGGTAGATACCGGTGTAGTTAATGCATTAGTTATTAATCCTACTCCAGCCTATTCCTCATTGACTGATGGCATGACCTTTCTCATTACGGCTGCTTTCACTAATACCGGGCCTGCCACCGTGATGGTAAACGGTATAGGCCCTATAGCTATAGTCGGGCAGAATGCCACCCCGCTGCAAGGAGGAGAGCTCAATGGTAAATTCCTATTAAGCTATGCATCAAGTACCAATTTATTTAAGATCATTGGTGGTGGCGGGGCTGCACAGATCATGCCTGCAGCATTCTCAAATCAGGCAGTTTCACTGACTCAGATTGGAGGTAATTATTTCAGTTCCTCGTCCAATGGATCCACGTCATCAATATCAACATCAATTACTTTTACAGCGCCATATAAGGGAGAATATATAATTAATTGTTTGGGCTATGGGGGTACGTATAATACACTACTTACCGGTTCAACCGTCACAGTAACCAACGCAGCGATAGCCTCACAAACTGAGTATAATAATATTTGCGTCATACATGGATTGGTTTATGTAACTAAAGGTGCTGCGGTTACGATCACGTTTAATATCACCGCATCAAGCACGGAAGGCATGGCTGTCAACCTTATGGCAGTATTTATTCCAACGGTTTAAGGGGAACAATAAATGAAATATTATCTTTGGTTAGTAAACGGATTTATATCAACTGGATGTCTTTATGAATCCGTTGATGAAAATGGTAACGATAATACTCCGCCATTTCCTGATGGGGCAGTAGAATGTACCCTTGAGGTTTACAATAACCCAGAAGGGTATACCATTTCCAATGGCGTTATTATCCCACCCACGGATGCCGAATTGCTATTGCTGGCACAAACTGCGCAAAACAACCTATTATCTCAGTCTTGCCAGACATATTTATATGCCGGATTTACCTCTGATGCGCTGGGTTCTGTTTACAATTATCCCAGCACGGCCACCGACCAGCAGAATCTTGCCAGCGCGGCCGCCACTGACACAACCGCATCGTTGTGGTGTCAGCCTATCGGTGGAGTATGGGCATTTGTGGCACATACTGCTGATCAGGTGACAAAAGTCAGTTCTGATTGGCTCGCCTACCTCAATGCGGCACAAGCAAGGCTCATTAGCCTAAATACGCAGGTTAATGCAGCAACCACCACGGCCGCCGCTGAAGCCATTACCTGGTAACGCATTCCCCGTCGTGACTCCACACTCCGCAGACAATCACTGCGGAGTTTTTTTATGGAAACCAACGACTTTAAGCAGACCCTCTCTGTTGATATCAATATCCCCGAGCATGAAAAGCGAAAATCATCGTCGCTATTTGAACGGACTCGGAAAACGCTGATCGAACGTGAGCAATGCTGCTATATTTGCGGACGCACCGGGCCGGAGTTAGAACACCCGCTGGAGGCCCACCATCACCCTATCGAATGGTCGATGACCAACATGATCGACTGGGATGAATTTAGCAAGGATTGCAAAGCCGGGAAATGGGGCATCCATGCTCAGCAATTTGACTGGGAAACCTTTTTTGCCGGCGCAATGGAGGTCCTCGTTAACGGAGCTGAAATACGCATCCCGCAGGACCCCTATCAGTTTGTCGATGATATGCGAGCTAATGGCATGCTTTTGTGCAAGGAACACCATATAGGCCGCGACGAGGGCATACACACGATGCCGCACCCGCTATGGATAGCGCAGAAATATGGGATTGAAGGATACCAATTTAATAGCGATGAAATTTTGCACCACGAAGAACGAGTGTCGTGATGTAAAGCTCTCCATTAAGTTATTTTCTGGAGAGCTTTAAAATGAAACTTCCTTTCGCAACATTTTTCAAACGCGTAGCCGCTTTTATTGACCAGGCGGCTCTTTTGCTCATTATCCCGTGTCTCATTATCATTTATCAAGTTGATGAGCCGATGGCAAAGACGCTGATTGAATGGATCACTTTTTCACCCGTCTTGGGCGGCGTCGCGGTAATAATTTTTCGCATCGTTTTCCATCGGGTTGACCTCAAGCTATTGATCGAACAGACCGAAAAAGGCAGCGTCGCGGCCGCTATTCTGTCATCGGCCGTCATGATCTTCGTGGCCATTCTCTTCGCGGCCTTAGTCCTGTGGGCCAAAGCGTAATGCGCCGGCTGATCATGCTTTTCCTTCTCGCCTGTTGTTTTATGGCGGGGGCCAGCGACAGTATTCCGACGAATGCCGTTAAGTATCTTCCGGCCCTGGTTAGCGCTCAGCATACGTATTGGCCAACCGTACCAATGCCAGAGTTTATGGCCGGTCAGATTGAGCAAGAATCCTGCGTTACGTTGACGAGCGAGCGATGCTGGGACCCCCGGGCTGAACTGAAAACGTCTCGCGAAGATGGCGTGGGCCTCGGACAGTTCACCCGCACCTATAACAGCAATGGAACGATCAAATATGACCTGATCTCCCAGCTCGCGAAGCAATATCCCAGTTTGAAGGGCTGGTCATGGTCGAATCGCTACGATGCGCATTATCAGCTTATTGCCTTTGTGGAAATGGATCATGACCTTTTTACCCGCCAGACCTCGGCCGCCAGTGACTTAGACCGTATATCCTTTACCCTTTCCGCCTACAACGGCGGGGAGGGCGGCCTTTTGCAGGACCGAAGGCTCTGCGCAAACACGCGCGGCTGTAATCCCAATATTTGGCTCGGTAATGTCGAGAAAACCAGTCTCAAATCTAAGCGGGCCGTGTCCGGCTATGGAAGCTCCTTTTTTACTATCAACCGCCAATACGTTGCGAACATTCTTAATGTAAGGCGGGAGAAATATAAAACCTACTTCGGGCAAAAATAATGGAACGGCAAGACCGGCGCGAACGTCTGGAGCGTGATTCAGACGAGATCAGAGAATTGAGCGATAACGTCATCCGGTTACAGGAGCAAATTAGCACACTCCAGGGGATGGTGAAAATATACGTGACAAGGGCTGAGTTTACCCCTGTCAAAATGATCGTTTATGGGCTCGCCGGTACTGTAATGACGTCAGTTTTGCTGGCGATTCTGTCACGGGTGATAGGCAGATGAAACGTAATGTTGAAAAAGGTGTTTTTGCTGCGCGGGCAGCTGCGGCATATGTCGGAATTTTACTGATTGGTTGCCTTGTTTTCTGGGGTTATGCGCTTATTGGTGGAAACCCTCTAACTTTCCACGGTACCCAAATCGTCGATACCGATGGAAATAAAATTACTGTTTTAAAGGTGGGATCTTCCGTTGGCGTCCGGCGAGAGATTTGCTCATCAAATAAGGTCGGCGTTGAATTTTTCCCATATTTACGCGATAAGGCCGGCATATCGTATCCCCTCCCCTCAGGGATGGTCGAATACCAAAATGAATGCTCGGCAAAAATAGACGGTTTTGTCATCCCTAACTTGCCTGCAGGGGATTATGTCTACTCCAGCACGATCCGCTTTAGAAATAATCTCGTAGGACGTGACGAGATGACAACCTCTCCCCCGATATCTGTGAGGATTACCAATGAGTGACGTTTCAGATGTAGAGACAGTCGTAAAGGCTGGGTTAACTGCCGTAAAAGGCACGTATTTCCCCTGGATGATCGTTGCGTTTTTTATTTCCGTCCTTGGATCAGGTGGAACAGGTGCATATTTTGGCTACGGCTGGGCAGCCGCAAAAAATACGAGTAACCAATTGGCCCTGGTGGCAGCACAAAACACAGCGATCAATGCCAAGGATGCTCTGATCGCCAGCCTTCAAGCCAGTGGTAATAAAATTGAGGGTGATTTTGAAAACAAGCTAGGTAATTTGCATGTGACGAATACTACAGTTCAGCAGCAGATACGTACTGAGACTCAAAAACTCGTTTACACGGATTGCAAATTGCCGGACAGCGGTGTCGATTTACTCAATAAACACATCGACGATGTAAATCTAATTTTGCTCCAATCGAGCACGGCGGTGACAAAATGAAAATGATCATTCTGGCCTTTATGTCCATCATCTTATCGGGCTGCGGGACGCCAGTGCCGCACTATAATTTCGCAGTTGATACCCCGATGCAAAAAGCGCCCGCAGATATCAAAGCAAAATGTGATCCGGTACCGAAAGAACTACAGCACGGCGCCACCATGGCGAACCAGACTACAGCTTATGATAATCTGGTGGGATTATATGGAGTTTGCGCTCAGCGCGACGCGGCCAAGGCTGATTGGCTTACCTCTCAGGGTCAGTAACGTTTTCCGCTCTCGCTTTTTGATTTGCAGCTTACACACAATGTGTATCCATACTCGCGCCGTACTGCCGGCATCGGCGCGTCGCAAATCTCGCAAAATTCCGGGCCATAACCGGCCTCGGCAGAAATGAAACGATGAACTTCTGGCCTGGCCCGGTTATTCACTTCCCATGCGGCCAATTCAATTTCTTGTGCTTTATCTGCTGCTGACATGATATTCCTCAAATAATTAAGGCCACTAAAATGTTGCGTGGCCTTAATTATCATGTCGTCACGCCAGATCAACCGGGAAGGCTTGCTCCCCCGATTATCATGGCCATCTTAGCCGCGATTATCGACTCGTCACCAACGGAGCCATGCAGATACCGCTCAGTCGTTGCCATTTGTTTATGGCCAAGCATGATTTGTATTTGTTTTTGACTTAAGCCAGCCTGATGGCCCAATGAGCCGGCAGTGTGGCGCAAGTCATGGATTCGCAACTCTGGCGGAAGGTCCGCGCGTGCCTTTATCAGTTTCCAGGCCGGATAGGGAGTCATCAGCGGCTCACCGTGTCCGCGTCCAGGGATCAGCCACTCATTATCAGGCATTGAATCGATAATCTCCATAACGGCCGTTGAGAGGGCTATTTTTCGCTGCCCTGTTTTCGAGTCCGGCAGCAAAAGCATGGAGCGATCATGATCAACCCATTCGCGCCGGGCGTGCATGATTTCCCGCAGTCGGCATCCGGTCAGCATTAAAATCCTAAACAGATTACCCGTAGGCGCGGTTATCTCATCGTTGGCTACGAGTTCAGCGATAGTAGCCTGGAGGCGTTCAATTTGGGCCATGGTGAGAATAAGTTCATGCTCGGGGATATCATATTTACGGACTCGGTAACATGGATTGGTATTGCGATCACGCCAATCCCATTCTTCCGCCAAATTAAATGCCTTCGACAACAGAGCGATGACCTGATTGCCTGTTGCGGATTTTTCAGATAGCGATCCGGCAAGACTCAAAATATCGGCCTTAGAGACATCCTGAACGTTTTTGCTGCCGAGGAATGGAATTATATGCAAGCGCCAGTTTTTCTCGTCCAGCGCTGCGCTACGCGGTTTTTTGAAGGGCTTGGCGTGTTCTGCCATATAACGATCTCGGAGATCGGCAACCGTCGGTAAGGTTTTCTCTCCGCGCCTGGCCTGTAGCGGGTCAATCCCACTGGCCACCTGAGCGAAAACTTTCCGCGCCAGCTCGCGAGCTTTGTCCGGCGCCATGTCGGTACACCGCGCAATGGTCTGTTTCCGTTGCGTCCTGGTTGCGTTGCGGACACGGTAGCGCACAACGTAAGTTTTACGGCCGGATGCCTGAACGCGTACACCAAAACCTTCAAGATCGGAATCCCAAAGCCAGTTATCGCCGGTGGCCGGCACTTTCAGATTATCAACAGACGTCTTAGTGAGTTTTGTCATAATATCCTTGGTAAATCGCAGATCACCCTTGTTAATCAAAAAAGATAAACCATAGTCTGGTGATCTGCAATAAAATATGAGGAATTATTATGACTTTGCGAATTCCGATGGGAATTTAATTGCTGCATCACGGCAATCTCTGGCAAACGTTTCCGCCCGCGTTGCGAGGGCATCAATACCGCCATACGATTTCATGATGCCGGTTTCCAACACGAATTTCACCGCATTGGCGACCGCCTCGCTTTGTCCCCATCCTGTAATCGACAGGCCGCTAATGCGCTCGAAGTCTGAAACCTTTTTACGTAAGCTATCCTCTTCCCGTGACAACCGTTCAATCTCAGCCGTGACACGGGCGTGATCTCCGGCCCGCTGCCGAACAACTTCTTTGCTGACGGCGGCGGCCATGGCCTCAGCGTCGATGCCGCTGGCGCGTCGCAATATCGCGGCCATAAAGTCACGGGTGACTGGGATAGGCTCTAGTTTAGGCGCCTCGACAACCTGGCGGAAAGCCCCGGCCTCAGAAACTTCATACAGCCCCCATGTAGGCGGTAATTCTTCGCGCTTAACGATCCCTTTCGGCGTCACTATCCACCACCGATCGCAATATTGCTGTACCGGCCCAGACTTTTCCGGTTTTTTCAGTTCACGCAGCCAGTCAGAGCGACTTACCTTGATCTCAAACCCATGAATAGCCAATCCTCTGGACGGCCACATATTCATTGCTACTGCGTCCGCCCAGCGGTTGTGATTTCCACCCGTACCGTCGGCCACTTCGAAAAATATCGCCCATTCTGGGGCGCAAAACCGCGCCCGGAGCGCAGCCTTAACTTCAGCAGTATTCATTTAGTCGTCATCTCCGCAAATCTAAACGGGGTGCGGTATGCGTTCCATGCATCTACGTCGTCCTTTGACGCCATGACGGTATCCTCGCCCATTTTCCAATTAACACCCCATTTCCCTCCGGGAAAATTGAACCTGGCATCTTTGCTTTTATCAGAAAAACTGACCCAGATATTAGTTGCGCCTGGAAATTTTGCTAACACAGCGGCCCGCACTTCTTCCTGATGTTTTTTAGTGCTTATCCGGCCGGACACCTCATCATCCAGGCATTTCTGGCAGCAATAGACAGCCCGGCCAACTGCTACTGGTTCGTGAAGGACATCATTCCCATCGCAGCTATCTTCTTCTACACGCGTCCCGCAATGGTTGCACTCAAACCACCAACCATGCTCTATCATGACCAACGGAGGCACGACGCCAGCAGACGCATACTC